GACATGCAAGGTCAAACTCTTGATCCAAGTAAAATTATTATGGGTGGCACACAAGAAGGAGCTGCTCTTCAATCAGGTATTATGAAAGCAACGGGAGCTAAACCAACAAAAGCTATTAAAGATTTTAAAAAGAAAATGGATGAAGATAGAGATTATTCTATATTTGATCCAGAAGACATGGCACAAGGTGGACGTATTGGTTACAAAGATGGACCTGATCAACCAGGTAGAAGAAAGTTTATGAAAATTATGGGAGGTCTCGCAGCATTACCTATTATTGGTAAATTTTTTAAAGGAGCAAAAGTTGCAGCACCCGCAGTAGAAGCTGCAAGAGAAACTGCAGCGCAAGCCCCGTCGTATTTTTTTGATCTTGTAAACAAAATTAAAATGTTAGGTAAACCAGGAATGTCTATTGGTCCAAGACAAAGAACAATAAATTATAAAAATTATGAGTTAACAGAAGACATATCAACAGGAGATATAACAGTTGTAAAACAAAAAGGAGATCCTGATTTTGCTTATGAAGAAGAAGTCATGTCACTTAGAAAAGGTCAAGCTGATGAAATGACAAGAGGTAGAACACCACCAGATGAATATGAAGAACTTACAGTTAGACCAGACGGAGAAGGTAAGATGAAAGATGTTGAAGATGGTATTGAGCCAGAAAGTATTCAAGAAATTGTAGAAGAAGTAACGGGTGAAGCACCATCAATTAAAAAAGCAGGTGGCGGTATCGCAACGATGTTAGGAGAGTAATGGCTGGTTTAAAACTTACTCCGATTATTTTAAAAGAAGTAAACAAATATCTAACAACTCCTAAAAAAGTTAGAAAGTTTGGTTTTGATGATACTACTGTAAAAACAGGTGAAGATATAGAAAGACCACAAGAAGCATTAGATAGAGAAATGTTTAAGGATGCTGAAGAAAGATTTAATAAAGCTGATGGTGGACGGATTGGTTTTGCTGATGGAAATATTTCTAAAAGTGAAGCATCATTTAAATTTTACGAAGATAAATTTGGTAAAAAACTTTTAAATAAAATGGCTCAATCACAATATGGTAAAAATTTTAGAGAGCTGGATAAAAATAATGAATTAAAATTTTTTAAAAACCAAGTCAATAAATATGAGGATTTTATAAAAGAAAACAAAAGATATCCAAATAAATCTGAGGCATACAGTATTGGTTTAAAACAAAGTGGAAAAAGAGCTTCACCTTTTACAGATAAGGTTAAAACTAAAATTAAAAAAATATATTCCTCTGGTGAAGGTGGATCTACTTACATATCAAAAAAATTAGCAGAAGAAGGAATTAATATTGATGATTCAACTATTAGAAGATTCATAACTGCTGAAGAGCAAGCGGGTAATATAGTGAGACCTAAACAATTTAAAACACAGCAGGCAGATCCAAGTTTACCAAAAGATAGATACAATAAAATTAGAGAAGTCACAAAGAGAGATTTAAAAGGTTTTAGAGTTGGTAGAAGTGGCACTGAAGTTTTAGCTCCTAAAGGATCTAAATATAAAATAACTTTTAAAGCTGCAAAAACACCTGAAACTTCTAGAGTCCCTTTAGAATATCAAGGCACTCAATATTATAAATCAAAAGCTCAAGCTGATAATGCACTAAAGGGTTATAAAAAATTTTCTAAAGACTTTAAAAAAGCAGGTGAAGCTGGAAGAAGTTTAAGAGATATAATACTTAGAGATATTTCTGATCCTAATGTTGAATCCGCGATACTTAGATTAAAAGAGGGAGAAGATTTAGCAACAGCTCATAGATTAAGTTATAAACAAGTTAAAAAGTTAGGTCAGTTATATAATATAAGTAACCTTGGTGTAGAAGATCCTGCAATTAACAGTGGTGCTATTAGAAGATTTGAAAATAAATTAGAAAGATTATATGAAGAACAAAGAAATTTAATTAAAACTGCAAAACGTTCTACTAATAAGAATTTACCGGTTCCTAAAAATTTACAAGATAAAATCGATTTAAATAATAGAAAAATATCAGCTGTTGTTGATTTAACAAATCAAAGAATTCAAGGAGTTTTAATTGATACAAAAACATTAAAACCATCTACGTATGGCATAAACTACATAAAAACTTACGGCATGGGTTTGTTAGAAAATAAAAATGTAAAAGATATTACTAATGCAGATTTAAATTTAATTGAATTAAACCTTCAAAATCAAATAAATAGAGAAAATAGATTAGGCGCAAAAACAGAATCTTTTTTAAGAGATAGACAACAACTATTAAAATACGTAGATGATTTAGCGAAGCCGGGTTTTTTATCTAAAATACCTGCTAAACTAAAACCACTAGCTTTAGGAACTGGATTAACAATAGGTGGTATATCAGCTGCAGCGGCAGCCGATGATAATTCGCAGTCAACAGGATTTACAACGGGAGAAAAAGCTGCTGGAGCCGCCGCTGCCGGTTCACTTGCAATTAAACCTGTTAGAAAGGCAGCTCTTAAAACTGCAGCTGCCGCACTAGGACCTCTTCCTGTGGCGGCTACATATCCAGCATTTGGTTTTGATATTAAAAACCCTATTGATAGATTAATACTTGGAGCAGAACTCGCCGGTGCACCTTCTTTGGTAAAAGCATCACTATCTGCAACAGATAAGATAAAAAATCCTTTACTGAGAAAAGCAGCACAATCAATCACTGTTGGAAGTCCTAAATTAGCCTTACGTTTGGCAAGAGCAGCATCACCCATTGGTATCGCATCACTTGCTGGTGAAGGTTTATATCAAGCAGGTAAGTTTACTAAAAAAAGAATAGGTGAATTACAAGCAATGTCACCAGAACAAAGACAAGCTTTAAGAGCTAGACAAGCAGCTTTTGCATTTGAAGGTGCAAGAGAGGGTGGTATTATTGGTAAAAAATCAGGAACACCTCCTGTGTCAGGACCAACACCTCATGGGTTGCCTTATGAAACAAAAGGTGTTAAGAAACTATAGGAGTATTAAATGGCAGAAATAGACAAAGGACTCCCGAACGTTAAAACTAAACTTGATATACCTTCAGAAGAAGAGTTACAAGAAGTTGCAGTTCAGGATGCAGTAGAAGAACAAGAAAATCCAAAAATTGAAGTTACACCAGAAGACGATGGTGGTGTTACACTAGACTTTGAACCAGGATCAATCAATGTGCCTGGAACAGAATCACATTTTGATAATTTATCAGATCTACTACCAGATGATGTTTTAGAGCCAATCGGTAATGACATGGTTCAAAACTATATGGACTACAAAGCATCAAGAAAAGATTGGGAAAGATCTTATACAGAAGGGCTTGACTTACTAGGATTTAAATACGAAAACAGAACAGAACCATTTCAAGGAGCATCAGGCGCAACACACCCAGTGTTAGCAGAAGCTGTTACACAGTTTCAAGCACAAGCATATAAAGAATTATTACCAGCAGATGGGCCAGTCAGAACACAAATTATTGGTGTAAAAAATCCACAAACAGAACAACAAGCTGTACGTGTAAAAGATTACATGAATTATTTAATTATGGATGAAATGAAAGAATATGAAGCAGAGTTTGATTCTATGTTATTTCATTTACCACTTGCAGGATCCACATTTAAAAAAGTTTATTACGATGTGCCTATGGGTAGAGTTGTATCAAAGTTTGTCCCTGCAGATGAATTAGTTGTGCCTTATACTGCAACTAGTATTGAAGATGCAGAATCTGTAATACACACAATAAAAATATCAGAAAACGAATTAAGAAAACAACAAGTATCTGGTTTTTACAGAGATGTAGAACTTGGACCGCCAGGAGTTGTAACAAATAATGATTTAGAAAAAAAAGAACGTGAATTAGATGGCACAAAAAAATCTGGTAAAAACGAACCAGTTTATACTTTGTTAGAGTGTCATGTAAATTTAGACTTAGAAGGTTTCGAAGAAGTTGGCCCAGAGGGACAGCCAACTGGAATAAAATTACCTTACATCGTAACTGTTGAAGAAGGTAGCCGAGTAGTACTCTCCATACGGAGAAACTATGCGCCCAATGATCTAAAGAAAAATAAGATCCAATATTTCGTCCACTTTAAATTTCTGCCAGGACTAGGATTTTATGGCTTTGGACTCATTCACATGATTGGCGGATTGAGCCGTACCGCAACGGCGGCTCTCCGTCAATTATTAGATGCAGGGACATTATCAAACTTACCTGCAGGATTTAAACAAAGAGGCGTTAGAGTTAGAGATGAGGCAGCACCAATACAACCAGGTGAGTTCAAAGATGTTGATGCACCAGGTGGTAGTTTGCGTGATGCATTCTTTCCATTACCTTACAAAGAACCATCTCAAACATTATTAAATTTATTAGGTATAGTTGTGCAAGCAGGTCAAAGATTCGCGGCTATTGCTGACATGAGTGTTGGTGATGGTAATCAAGCAGCAGCTGTAGGAACAACAATTGCATTATTAGAACGTGGTTCACGTGTAATGTCTGCAATACACAAAAGATGTTATGCAGCAATGAAAGAGGAGTTTGGTTTACTTGCAAAAGTAGTTTCACAATATTTACCACCAGAATATCCATATGATGTTGTAGGTGGCGCAAGAAATATTAAACAAACAGATTTTGATGATAGGGTAGATATTGTACCAGTCGCAGATCCAAATATTTTTTCTATGTCGCAAAGAATTACACTTGCACAAACACAATTACAACTTGCAACATCAAATCCACAGATACATAACTTGTATCAAGTGTACAGAAATATGTATGAAGCAATCGGTGTTAAAAATGTGGATGCAGTTTTACCACCACCGGCACCAAATGCACCAATGGATCCAAGTATGGAACATATTAATGCATTAGCTGGTAAACCTTTTCAAGCTTTTCCTGGTCAAGACCATAGAGCACATATAACTGCACACTTAAATTTTATGTCAACTAATATTGTTAGAAATAATCCTGCAGTTATGGCAGCAATACAAAAAAATATTTTAGAACATATTAGTCTAATGGCACAAGAACAAGTACAATTAGAGTTTAGAGAACAAATGCAACAGATGATGATGATGCAACAACAAGCAGCTATGAATCCACAAATTCAAGCAGAGCTACAAGCGCTTACAAATCAGATTGAATCTAGAAAATCTGTGTTAATTTCAGAAATGACTGAAGAATTTATGAAGGAAGAGAAGAGAATCACATCACAATTTGACTCTGATCCGTTGTTAAAACTAAAATCACGTGAAGTTGACCTTCGTGCGATGGAAAATGAGCGAAAAAGAGACAATGATGAGGCTCAACAAGACCTTGCAAGAGCAAGATTAATGCAACAAGGCGATATTGCAGACGAAAAAATGGAACAAAACGAAAAATTAGCTAAATTAAGAGCTGGAGTTAGTCTTGCAAAGGCCGGAGCACAGCAAGCAACCATAGTTACGGAGGATAATTAATGCCACTTAACAAAAAAGGTAAAAAAATCATGAAATCCATGAAGAAACAGTATGGAAAGAAGAAGGGTGAAAAGATATTCTATGCATCTAAGAACAAAGGTGTTATAAAAGGGGTAAAAAAAGGAGCATAAATGCAAAGACTAGACAAAATCAAAGAAGTTAAGGTTGCAGAGCAAAGTGTTGAAGTAGATCCTAGATCTAAAACAACTGCTGACAAAGCTTTTAACTTAATTGGTACAGGAAAACCTGAAATGCCAGTTGGCGGTCAGAAAAGAATGTTACCAGAAAAGAAAAGAAACTCTAAAGCGTACTAATATGTGGTTATCGGCAATAAAATTAGCCGTCTCTACTGGTAGTAAGCTTTATGCTAACAGGCAGAAGACGAAACAAGCAATGTCTGATGCAAGATTAATGCATGCTGAGCGTATGGCCCGAGGTGAAGAGGCTTACCAGGGTAAATTACTAGAGGCTCGACAAAACGACTGGAAAGACGAATTCGTTTTGGTGATTCTCTCGGCGCCCGTGATTGTTTTAATTTGGGCAGTTATATCAGACGACCCAACTGCGATGCAGAAGGTTGAATTATTTTTTCAATATTTTTCGCAGCTCCCTACATGGTTCACCAACCTGTGGATACTTGTAGTTGCGTCGATTTTTGGTATAAAGGGTACACAAATTTTTAGAAACGGAGGAAAAAAATGAAAAGGTTTGTAGGATACATCGCTAATAAAATTGTAAAATCAATGCCTAGGAGTAAAAAGGTTTCTCCGGATATTAAATCTGTTAAGCCAACAAAATTACCAGTTGGTAAGAGTGTTGAAAAAGCTAAATCTGATGAGTTTAGAAAAAGATATACTGCTTTAGATAAAGCAGAAGGTAAACTTAAAACTGGTAAACAGATGATGAGAGAAGGTCAAAAAGAGAGAAAAAAATTAATAGATACAGGAAGAGCAGTTCAGTTTAAACATAGTAAAAGTGTTCACGCTATAAATCCTGGCACTAAAGATAGATTCAAAGGTCTGACAATAAAGGAAAAATCTAAAAAATTTAAAACAGGAAAAGAGCTAAGAGAAAAAAAAATGGGTGGCGGAATGATGGGCCGTAGATTCGGAATGAAAAAAGGTTCTAAGTTTCCTGATTTAACAGGAGACGGTAAAGTAACATTCGCTGATATCTTAAAAGGTAGAGGCGTAATTAATGGTAAAAAAAAGAAAAAGGGAGAGATTTTTCTTACAAAGAAAAAATCAAAAAATAAAAATGTCTAAACCAGGTTTATACGCTAACATACATGCTAAAAGAAAACGTGGTGGTAAGATGCGTAAGAAAGGTGCTAAAGGTGCACCAACGGCAGCTAACTTTGCAAGAGCAAAACAAACAGCGAGGAAAAGATAATGACTAAATTATGTCCAAGAGGTAAAGCCGCAGCGAAAAGAAAATTTCGAGTTTATCCGTCCGCATACGCGAACGCATATGCTAGCAAAATTTGTGCAGGTAAAATTAAAGATCCATCTGGTGTAAAGAGAAAAGATTTTAGAGGACGTAAACCTGCTGCAGCTGGTGGAGAAATAAAAGAATCAAATAAAAACGATAAAAAAGAAAATTTAAAAGAATTAATTAAAAATAGATCAAGAAATAAAAAAGAGCTTTTGGAAAAAATGAAAAAAGAATTAGGTATGAAAGATGGCGGAATGATTCGCACAAAAGAAACACTTAGAAGAATAGGAAAAGTAATGACGCCAGGCGCTGTTAAAACAATTAGAAAATTTGTAAAAGAATCTAAAGCTAAACAACAAGACAAATCTAGAGTTAAAAAAATGGGTGGTGCAAGAAGACCTGCAATGAAAGGACCTCTTGGCAGACTCGCTACAGAGAAACCTAGAAAAGGCATGATGGGTGGTGGATTGATGGAAGCCACTGAAAGATTAAGAAGACAAGGTTTAAAAAGAGGTGGAAGAGGTTGTAAGTTAGCGATGAAAGGCAGAGGCAGGGCTTACGGAAAGAATTCGTAATGGCTAGCAACGGACTTAAAAAATGGTTTGCTCAAAAGTGGGTAGACATAGGAAGTAAAAAGAAAGATGGTTCTTTTTCAAAATGTGGAAGATCAAAACAAAAGAAAGATGCAAAACGTAAGTATCCAAAATGTGTCCCTCTTGCTAAAGCAAGATCAATGACAGAAGGACAAAGACGATCAGCAGTTTCTAGAAAAAGAGCAGTTGCACAAGGTGTTGGTGGTAAACCAACAAATGTAAAAACTTTTGCAAAAAGAAAACAAGCTATGATGGGTGGATTTATGGCTAGAAGAATGGGGATGAGATAATGAGAAGACAGGATAAAATGCCTGCAAGAAATAAAAAAAATTTTAGACCTACTGAAAAAGGGGCTGGAATGACAAGAGCTGGTGTTGCTGCAT